TGTGAAAGTATTCTTTCGGTAGCACGGATTAACAGGTTTTCAACAACATCATCGAAGAGGCCCTCGTTAGAATCAAACAGTCTTTGATCCCTTGACACTACATCTTGGAATTCAGCAAATGATATTACTGTATCGTTTTCTTCTACAAAAGCCATCTTCTACCCCTTATTAAGCGTCATTAACTAGAATAACACCACGATTGGCATCAATAACACCAACTCCGGCGTGCAGATTCGCGACAATGTCGTTACCGACAGCCTCAGGTCTGCGACCTACTTCTAGATCAACATTTTTGAACATAGCGATGCGAAGTGCGTCCTGTCCAAAGATACAAGCCTTGGCATTTGTGTTTCCAGTGTTAGTAGGAGTAAAGTATGAGCTGGTGAATAGTTGCACCCCAGCTACTGAACCAAGGAAGCCATTTCTCATTGCTTGAGTCTGGAAGTCACCACCAGCAAATGAAGTGCTGCCGATGTCGTTCATCAAGTTAGCATACTGACTTGCACTAACGATACCCATTAACGGACCTGTTTCGCCGGCTTCACGAATGTCACCAACTGCTTTGAAAATTTCATTAACAGTTAAAGTGCTGTCAGTGATTTCTCTTTCAGTTAGGTCACCAAGTGCAGCCATTACATCTTTGTCAAATGCTTCTTGAATAGCGTTACCGAGGGCACGACCGAGTTCATTTGGATCAATGAGACCAAGATCACGGATCACATCACGAGCCGCATAAATGTTTGCATCAATTGTTACTTTGGTGTCAGAAAGGCCCAACGCAGTGAAGTCATCGCTGTCGTGTGATGCTCTTGTAAGCTTTTCAGCAGTCACTTTGCCCATTACTGGAACTTGTGCTGTAACTGATCCTGCTGGCAACTGAACCATAGGAATCATGTCACCACTTAAAAACAAGCTCTGTTCGTGAGCTGTATATACTGTTGCCGCCTTAGTATTGACGACTAGACTGTCTAAGTCATATGCTGTGTTAAAAGCCATTAGAATTCTCCTTTATTTGGCGTTAAATGAGCCCTTTACGTTGGGCTTCTTTATACATTTTACGATTTTGTGCATCTGTTAAATCCAAAGTGGCCAAATCAATCTTTTCAGGAGCAGGTGACATCACATTACTCTTTGTGTTCGTCGTGGCAGGAGCGGCACTTAAAAAATGTGGATTTTGACCCAACCATTCCTCAACATATGCCTCTACAGACATTGGAGCACCCGAATCGTCATATCTTACAGCACCGGTGCTGTCTAAAACTTCTGCCTCACCGCTTTCACCAAGTCGAACATTGCCGCGGAGCAATGCTTGCACCTGCTCAGGATTAACAGCTTTTGATTTTGCCGCGGCATTTACCAGTGGCATGTTAAGCTTGTAATCCTCGATGATTTTATCCCTTTTTTGGATTTCAGCATCCTTAACAGACATTTTTTCCTGAAGTGTTTTTTCAAACTCACCACGCTTTAGTTGTTCTTCTTGGCGTTGCTGTTCAGCTTGTGCCTTTAACTGTCGCAGTTCTTCTGGATCACCCAACTCCTCGTAAGGTTTCAGCAGTTTCTTTTCTAATGACCCACGTTGACAAATGCCTTTTATGAAAGTAATATAAATATTAGTATTGTATTGTAAGGAGATAAAAATGGAAGGCGTTCTAACACACGTTCAACAGTGTAAAAGTAACTTTGGTGGTGAGTGCTATCGTTGCACGGTAATTTGCGTAGATGGCATAACAAGAACTTTATGGTGTGACCCACGTATGGACAACTGGAGGCACTGGTGCGAAATAGTGCAAGCAAAACAATTGAGTAAAATGCGCACCAAAGGCATAATATTAAGCGGATTAAAAGCTTTAAAGAAAAAAGACACAAATCTAAACGCAGACTATCCGCCAGAAATTATCGATGCTTGTGACTTGGATGAAATATTTTAATTTTAACTTGACATCTAGACTTAATGAAGTTATAGTAATAAGACAATGGCAATTAAGGACTACACAATGTCAAATGAAAGATATCAAGTTGAAGGCAGAGACATGGACGGCATAACTGGTTATTATGTTGTAGATACTCATAATGAAATGTATCAGTATTTCAAAAATACTAATGTCAGAGCAAGTGATTACATGATAGGTTTAAGTATGAGCAAACAGGAAATGATTGAACTTGCTCAGAAAATGAATGAGGAGACTCAGTAATGAATGTATTACACGAATTAAACAACCTACAGATTGACACTAACAAGAAAAGCAAATATCACAACTACACAATGCGGCAACTGTGGAATCTCTACAATGCTATCTTAGCAGGTGGTGCCGCAGGCAATGAGCACGAAGTGCTTGATGAGATTCGTAACAGAGAAGGTTGGTAACAGTTTTAACGGTGAATACATAATCTCCAATCATGCTAACAAACCCTCAGTGTTTCACCGTGCTGGGGGTTTTTATTTTAACCTTGCCTGTGCAAATTCGCAATAGTCAGGATCTATTTCAGTTATAATCCATTTACATCCATATTCCCGTGCGGCTAATGCTGTAGTGCCAGTGCCTCCAAACGGATCATAAACTGTGTGTTCTGGTTTTGCACCAACCACATCCAGGCAACGCCTTACTAATGCTCTTGGAAATACTGCTGGGTGTTTTTTACCTGTGCTTATTGTTTTGTTGCTTTTTGCACCATTGGTTTCATATGGTATAAACCAAGTGTTCATAGTAGGACGCCAATCTCTGCCTGTGCGAGCACTGTTTGCTTCAGCCCATTCAGGTTGATAAGGAACACCACTATCTTTAAGGTCTATTGGTGTTCTACCTTTGAGGGTGAGATGAAACACATATTCCCAACCATTGGGTATATAATGTTTGCTTGTGGTGACAGCATAACCATGACCACGCACATGCCCATCTATTTCTATACTTTTGTTCCAGATAAATGTGTTTTGAATCTGCCAGTTTATACCACTTACAACCTCGTAGGGCATAAGTGGATTGCGGCGTGTGGGTTGTATGTTTAAGAATAGATGTCCTGTAGGTTTAAGTATTCTGCAGGCTTCATTCCATACAGTATGCATCCACTCTGCGTAGTCTGTTTTGCGATCAGCATATGTGTTATATTCAACTCCAATATTATAAGGAGGACTTGACACTACTATGTCAATGGTGTTATCAGGTTGAGTTTTCATCCATTCTATGCAGTCTTGATTTATAATCATTCTGTATTTATGGACTACTTTCTAGGGGGTTTATTTTTATTTCTCATCCACCATTTTTCTGAGTCTCTCAAGGGTTGCCCTATCCTGTTGAATGAACACTGGAACTGGTGTTGAATAGTTGCCATAACTAGGGTGACTCCATAACCACTCTTCGTGTGGTCTTGCTAGATTTAATCTGTCTGTGTGCAGTTTGCACAGTCTAGGTGAGTGTTTTACTATATAAACACGGGCTTGATAAACTCCAAGTGGTGTAATATTTTTTACACCTGTTTGGAAGTCTATCTCACCAATTAACCTCTACGCTTTTTCTTTTTACCACGCATTGCCATTACGATTCGCTCCCGTCTGTTGCAATAATGATTGGTGCCCATCTAGCACACCAATACTTAGGTCTAACCACTGCCATATTCCAAGCAGTGCATAGTCCATCCTCTGTGTAGAACTGGCAGTTGTAACACTTCTCACCAGTTTCTGAATCCCATTTCTGATAAGCATCAGGCAAACGTGGGTCAATAGGCTCCCCATCGGGATAAGTTCTGCCAGGAACGCTTGATTCTTCTGCTGTGGGCATTTCAACACCAAGATATTCCAAAACACGACCAACTATTTCTTGGCGGGCTACCGGATCCTCACCGACTATGTCAGCGGCCACTTTTAGCTGGTTGATTTCTGTTTCAGTGTCTCTAATATTGAATGAGCCAGGATAATCTACTACGCCATCCCAGACTCTGCCCATATATTCACACCACAGTCTCCATATTTGCTCTTCGGCAAGTTCTATGTTGTCGGCCTTTTCGCTCAATTTAGCATTAAGAAGTTCAAATTCCTGTTGTTGAGCGACGCCTGACATACGTCGTGCTTCAGTGCTACGCACCGCACCTATGTTAGCCAT